TGAAATCAATAAGTTCACCAAGTCTAAAGCGATAGTTATTGACGGCCCAGTAAAGAACCGTCATAACCTTTGGCGTGCTTCACTCAACGCCAAGTATGTAATTATCAATCCAGAAACATTGGTAAATGACCAAGAGCATTTTGAGAAGGTTAAGTTTGATGCAATGGTGATTGATGAAGCCACCATGATTAAATCCCCCCGTGCAAAGCGCTCTAAGTTACTAAAGAAACTAGGCAAGCGTTGCCAGTATCGGTTTGCATTGACTGGTCAGCCTATTGAGAATAAGCCCGAAGAACTGTTCTCCATCATGGAGTTTGTTGACCCAACAGTGCTAGGTCGCTTTGATGTCTTTGATAAGACCTTCATCATTCGCAACAGTTATGGCATGCCTGTAAAGTACAGGAACCTAAAACAACTTAACGATTCATTAGGGGAAGCAATGGTGCGTAAGACTCGTGCTGACATTGCAGACCAGTTGCCTAAAGTAGTTACGCAGGTAGTCCCTGTTGAGTTTGATAAAGCCTCAGCCAGTCTTTACAACTACATTTCAGACGACCTTCTTGACCAAATCCAAAAGGCTCTTGCACAACACGGTAAAGGTTTTGACCTGTGGTCACATTACAACGGTGGGTCAGGTGCTAATGAGGCACAAGGGCAAATCATGTCACGGCTTACTATCCTTCGCATGCTTTGTGACAACCCTTTGTTAATTACAGGCTCGGCTAAGGAATATATTGCCTCTGGAGGTGCTAGTGGTAGTCAGTATGCAGCCCAGTTGGTATCAAGGAAACTTCTTGCAGAAGAACCAGCGATGCCAAAACTTACTGCTGTGGTTGATTACATTACGGACATCCTTAATGAAGACCCTAACAACAAAGTAGTTTTATTTTCATTCTTTAAAAAGAACCTACATTTCATTCAACAAATGACAGCCCAATTAACTAAGAGCGTGTTGTTCATGGGTGGTATGGATGCTAAGGCTCGTGACACGGCAAAGCAAACGTTCTCCACAGACCCAAAGACAAGGCTATTCCTGTCCTCAGATGCTGGTGGATACGGCGTGGACTTGCCTGGGGCTAACTACCTTATTTCGTATGACTTGCCTTGGAGTGCTGGAAAACTAGACCAGCGAGAGGCTCGTATCATCCGTCTATCTTCAACACACCCCCATGTTACGCTTACCTCGTTCGTTATGCACGGGAGTATTGAAGAACGTCAATACGAAATGCTCATGCAAAAGCGAGCAATCAATGAAGCGTTCATTGATAAAGGTTATGATACACAAGGCAAATTTGAACTAACGCTTAGTTCATTATCGGACTTCCTACGGACATCGGAGATTAAATAATGGAAACATTTGACGAAAACTATTACGCTAAGTTGGCAGACGACTTTAAAAAACAAAAGGCTTTTAGTGCCGACATTGAAAAGCGCCTAGAGGCGATGAAGAAAGAGTTGACTGTTGCTGTAGAAAAGTATGGACAACCAGATAGCAGTGGTCACATCTGGCTCAAGGTAGGGGACATTGAACTCAAGCGTGAGCGCCGTGTTTCTCGTTCCTTTGACGCTAACTCAGCAGAAGCATGGGCTAAAGAGAATGGCTTGTGGGAAGAACTTAAGCAGGTAGTAGTCATTGAAAGTATTAGTGAAGATGCACTGCTAGGTTACGCATGGAAAAACAAAGATGTCTCAGACACTGTTCAAGGTTTCTATGTAGAGAAAGAAACATGGGCATTTAAGGCGTAACATGAAGGACCCTCTGGACCTGTTCAAAGACTTTCCTGATTTTCCAGGAAAGCGTCAACCTAAGAACAGGGTTAAAGAAAAAGTAACTAAAGAACTCGCTATTGACCGTTTCAATGGTGCTACTTCTAAGAAGTACATCATCAATGGACAAGAGCATCAGATGTTTACACTAGGTGAAGTTGCTAAGGCACTTGGAAAGAGTGCAAGTACTTTACGGGTGTGGGAACACCGTGGCTGGCTACCTAAAGCCAGTTACCGAACTCCTCCACCAAAGAGTGAACAAATTCCAGGAAAAACTTCTCGTGGACGTAGGTTATACACCTTAGTGCAGGTAGAGTTTCTCCTAGAAGCAATGGAGCAGTTCAATATCTATGAGATTAATCATGGGGACTGGGACGGCTTCCGAAAACATATAAGAAATAATTGGCCCAAATAACGAAAGAAAAAAACATGACACGGGATTACGACGAAGAAGAAACAACAACACCAACAACAGAAGTAACACGCAAACCAAACGCAAGCGGAAACACTCCTCGTGCAAGCCGCATTGTTCGTGGTGGTTGGACAGCAGTAGACGCAGTGAAGAATGCAGATTCACCATTTGCACAACGCCTGCGTGTAACAGAAGAAGTTCAATTGATTCAGTTCATTGATGATGAACCATATGCAGCATGGCGTCAGCACTGGGTTGAGCGCACAGGTCAAAAGTCATTCACATGCCTTGCAGACCTTGATGAGCGTGGATGTCCACTTTGTGAAGCAGGTGACCGTCCGTCACTTCGTTTTGCATTCAACGTTGCACTACTCACTCCAGGTGAAGCACCTGTAAACAAGTCTCTTGAAGTTGGTCCTCGTGTGATTGACCAATTGAAGAACTTTCACAACACTCCACACACTGGCCCACTTACAAAGCACTACTGGGCTATCTCACGCACAGGTAAGGGTGCAACTAGCGCAACCAACTTGCAAGTAGTTCGTGAGCGTGACTTGGCTGAATGGAAGTGCGAGCCTGCTGATGAACAAATTTCTGTGTACTTAAAGCACAATGCTTACACAGCAGATGTCATTTCAATCCCTAATCGTGCAGATTTGGTGAGGATTGCAGCCGAAGAATTCGGCAACTGATAGTCATAGTTTAGAAAGGACTTATGACTACCTTGGACATCGTTACTACCCTTGACCAGTTACACACGCTGGTCAAGGTAGTACAAGACGCAGGCGCATTTGCTTTTGACATTGAAAGCCGTGCCGTATTAGAACGACATCCTGACCTTCAAAAGATTATGGAGGATGAGTTCAAAAAGAAAGCCCTTAGCCTTAAGAGCAAGTCTCCTGACGTACTGGAGAACTCTCGCAGGGTCATTGAGGAAGCCTATAAAAAGGACATTGCAGTTAACCCACTTCGTAATGAGGTGTTTTGGATTGCCATAGCCACCTTTGGTCATTCTTGGGCTATTCCTATGGGTCACAAGTTAGGTACGCTCCTAGAGCCAGAGGAAGTCGGAGATGGCTCTACAGTGCCTCCAGAGGGCTATAGGAAGCGTTTAAAGAGCGGTGAGGAGTCCATGGCTAAGGCTCGCTATATCAAGCCAGCCGTTTACGGAGAGCCTCCTAAGCAGTTGAGCCGCTCTGAGGTCTTTGAGGCGCTTCGCCCTATATTCTTTAGTGACCTAGTAAAGGTTGGGCACAACGTAAAGTTTGATGCTCGCTCAATCAGTAAGTACTACGACCAGATACCACCTGGACCGTACTTGGACACAATGGTTCTTCAGCACATTGTTTCAGAGAACCTGATGAGTTACTCATTGGAAAAGGTTATTGCTCACAACTATGACGGACTAGAAGCCTACGCAAAAGGTGGAAAGTTGGGTAAGTTGATTACCCAAGTACCTATAGAAGACGCAACAACTTATGTACACCGTGACGCTCGTTGGACATGGATGTTGTATCAGCGACTACACAAGCAGATTATTACTAAGCCTGACTTGTTATCTGCACTTCAATTAGACAGTGAGGTGCTTGAAGTTATTATGCACATGGAGAACAACGGTATTCCAGTAGATGTTAAGGACTTAAAGAACCTCAACCTAGAGTTAGACCAAGAACTTCGTGACATCCTATTTAAAATCTTTGAGCATGCTCCAGCAGGGTTTAATCCTGACTCCAATAAAAGTAAGCAGGAGTTTTTATTTAACCCTAAAAAAGAAGGTGGGCTAGGTCTAAAGCCGTATAAGAAAACAGATAAGGGTGCACCGTCTGTAGACGAAGAATCGCTTCGCAATCTACAGTCAAAGCACCCAATCATTCCATTGCTTTTAGAGTGGGCTGAAATGAAGAAGTTGAAGTCAACCTATGTTGATGGACTTCTGCCTAAGATGTACAAGAATAGGTTGCACCCTTCATTCCACCTACACCGTACAGCAACAGGTCGGTTGTCTTCATCTGACCCAAACCTCCAGAACATTCCCCGTGAATCCAGCATTCGTAAACTGTTTGTTGCTCCACAGCACCACCAGTTGTTCGTGGCTGACTACGACCAAATTGAGTTGCGTATCATGGCAATGTTTAGCCAAGACCCACAATTAGTTCGCATTTTTAATACTGGGGAAGACATTCACACGGCTACTGCGTCTGCGGTGTTTAAGAAAGACCCAAAAGATGTTACGTCTGAGGAACGCCAGATTGGTAAGGGTGTTAACTTCCTTACAGCCTACGGTGGGGGTGCTGCAAAGTTGGCACGTACTACAGGTATTGAGGAGGAACACGCTATGGAAATCCTTAACAATTACTATAAAAGTTTTGCTGGTCTGACTGCATGGAAGCAATCTGTGGTTGCTACTGGTCGCAAAAACGGCTATGTATCAACCCTTGAGGGTAGGCGTAGGCGGTTACCTGACTTGACTTCCAGCGATAATATGCTCCGTTCTAGGGCAGAACGCCAAGCCGTCAATGCTGTAATTCAAGGAAGTGCGGCAGACATCTGTAAAAAAGCCATGATTAATGTACACAAGGCTTTACATAACAAAGGCGTGCGCCTCTTAGTACAGGTTCATGACGAACTGATAGCCGCAGTTCCTGACAAAATTGTAGAAGAATCCACACAGCCCTTCCTAGAAGCCATGGGAGATGGTACGGTTATCCAGCAGATACCTCTAAAGGTGTCCTATGAATACGCAAGCAACTGGGCTGAGGCTAAGGGATGATGGATACTATTAACAGAAGGTTTTTTTACCTCATGCTTTCAATAGCAAGAGGTCAG